CAATGCATTCGGTAATGCCTTTCCATCAATCAAAGAGAGATTAATAAACAGGCGTTTGATAACAGTCTCTGAGCATGCTTTGGAAATAACGGTGCCAGATCTATATGTGACTTTTCACGATAGGCTGGTAACCGAGTACAAGCAGTCTGTTGAAATGCCCGGTTTGGACATAAGGAAAAAGATGGAAGAAACTGAGGTGATGTACAACGCACTGTCCGAGATTTCTGTTCTGAAGAACTCCGACAAGTTTGACGTTGATGTTTTTTCCCAGATGTGTAGCACACTTAATGTTGACCCAATGATGGCCGCTAAAGTTATGGTAGCGGTGATGAGTAATGAGAGTGGGTTAACTCTTACTTTTGAAAGTCCGACTGAAGCTAACGTTGCTATGGCTTTGCAAGATTCAGCAAGTGCTTCGGAAGGTGCTATTGTGGTTACCTCAAGGGATGTGGAAGAACCATCTATGAAGGGTTCTATGGCAAGAGGTGAGTTGCAGCTGGCCGGATTCACAGGTGATATAACTGAGGCTTCCTTTACAAGGAACGAGGAGATTGAGTCTTTGGCGCAGTTCCATATGGCAACAGCAAGTTCGTTGATCAAAAAGCAGATGTGTTCGATAGTGTACACAGGGCCTCTTAAAGTTCAGCAAATGAAAAACTTTATAGACTCCCTGGTAGCATCTCTCTCTGCTGCTGTCTCGAATCTTGTGAAGATCCTAAAGGACGTGGCGGCCATCGACCTTGAAACCTGTCAAAAGTTTGGGGTCTTTGATGTGAACTTGAAGAAGTGGCTTATAAGACCATCCGCCAAGAACCATGCATGGGGTGTTGTAGAGACTCATGAGAGGAAATACCATGTTGCACTTCTAGAGTACAACGGTGGTGAGATCATCTGTGCTGAGAGTTGGAGAAGAGTAGCGGTGAGCGCTGAGAGTGTGGTTTACTCTGATATGGCAAAACTCAAAACATTGAGGAGTATACTACGGGATGGAGAACCGCACGTTAGTTCGGCTAAGGTTGTGCTGGTGGACGGAGTACCTGGATGTGGAAAGACTAAGGAGATCTTATCAAAGGTCAACTTCGAAGAGGATCTGGTGTTAGTTCCCGGCAGGCAGGCCGCTGAGATGATCAGGAGGAGAGCAAACTCAACAGGAGTGATAGTCGCTACTAAGGACAACGTGAAGACCGTAGATTCATTTATAATGAATTACGGAAAGAGCGGTAGGGTCCAGTTCAAGAGGCTATTCATAGACGAGGGTCTAATGCTGCACACTGGCTGTGTGAATTTTCTTGTGTCTATGTCTTTGTGCGATATTGCATATGTCTATGGAGACACACAACAAATTCCATACATCAACAGAGTTACTGGTTTTCCGTACCCGGAGCATTTTTCCAAGTTGGAAGTGGACGAGGTGGAAACAAGGCGTATTACGCTGCGTTGTCCTGCTGATGTTACTTTCTTCTTGAATCAGAGGTACGACGGACATGTAATGTGCACGTCTAGTGAGAAGCGTTCGGTAAGTCAAGAAATGGTTAAAGGTGCTGGCGCCATTAATCCAGTTTCGAAACCAATGGAGGGTAAGATTCTCACTTTTACTCAGTTTGACAAGGATGCTTTATTGTCAAGAGGTTACAAAGATGTTCATACTGTGCACGAGGTGCAAG